TGGTATAAGTATTCCAACGATTGTGGGAACAGTTTATGGTGATCTTGGAGTAGGAGCTGGTGTAACATAAATATCTTAAGATTTTATATTTGTTATGAATGAAACTCTCACGGCAACGGTATTTGAATATCCGTTTCCACATTTGATTGTTGAGAATTTTTATAATGAAGAAGAATTAGAGTTAATTTGGGAAGAATTAAAATATTATACAAAACCTGGAAAACTTTTAGAAGCAAAAGATTATGGTGGAGTTGTTGATAAAACAAACTCACACGCATTACTTTTAGATGGTTTATATCAAGATTTCTCTGATCAAGGTAAGGTAAATTACAGAAATATATCTAATATTTTAACCGTAAATCGCAAATTATTTAAAGACGAGATAATGAGTGTATTTGCGAGTATTCACGATTGTTGTTCAATTGCAAATCGTAGTAACTGGGATATAACAAAAATTAGATATTATCATGATGATGAATACTATGAACCTCATACTGATAGGTCTATGCAGTTTCTTGCATTCTCATATTTTTATAAGGAACCAAAGAAGTTTAGTGGTGGAGAATTAATATTTCCAAAATATGATTATGAATATGAGTGTAAGAATAACTCTATGATTATTATGCCTGGATGGGTAGAACACGGTGTTAATAAAGTATCCATAGAAGATAGTGATTACTATGATGGGTGGGGAAGATATGCTATCACATCATTCTTTGGATGTAAAGATAAAAGTGGTACTTGACAAGACTCTAAAAACCCTGTAGACTACCTTTGTCTGGGTTGGAGATGAGAGTCTGAGCTTTTATAAGACACTTTAAGAACCGTCTACTAGGTCGCACTGGGGACGGTTTTCTGCTATAATAACAAGGTATTCGAGAGACACCTGATGAGCACCATCACTCTGCGTCCCCATCAGAAAGAAGCAGTCAATGCGATGTGGGATAACAATAAAGGTCAGGTTATCATCCCGACTGGTGGTGGCAAGACCATTTGCATGATTGAAGATGCAATCACTAACATGGAAATGTCCAATCAAGGTCAGACTTTTGTTGTTGTTGCTCCACGTATTCTTCTTGCAGAACAACTTTGCAGTGAGTTTCTTGAGTTGATTGATACTGCTCACACTCACATTATGCATGTTCATAGTGGTGAGACTCATCACTTCAGCAGCACTAATCCTTCAAAGATTCATTTGTTTGCTAACACTGCACGCACTGCTGGTGAGAATGTTATCATCTTCACCACCTATCATTCTCTGCATCGTCTGATTGATGCAGATATTGAAGTCAACACCATTTACTTTGATGAAGCACATAACTCAGTTCAACGTAACTTTTTCCCTGCTACGGAGCACTTTGCTGCTGACTCTAATCGGTGTTACTTCTTCACTGCTACTCGTCGTACTTCTGCAACTATTTTTAAACCCGGTATGAATGATACTGAGGTATATGGTGATGTAATTTATCGTGTTCCTGCCACCAAACTGGTTGATGGTGGTTATATTCTTCCTCCTCAAATCAAAGCAAAAAAGTTTGAGGTTCTTAAAGCAAATGAAATATCTGCCGACCGTGACTGCAACAATATTGTAGAAACTTTAGAAGAGAATAACACAAATAAAGTTCTTGTTTGTGTTAAGAGTGCTAAACAACTTATTAATCTTATGTCGCAAACTGATTTTGCTATGCGACTGAATAATATGGGTTATTCTTTTCTTTATATCACTTCAAAAACAGGAGCGATTATTGACGGTCAAAAAGTCAATCGTGAGGTTTTCTTTAATACTCTGAATGCTTGGGGCAAAGACCCCTCTAAGAAGTTTGTTTGTCTCCATCGATCTATTTTGAGTGAAGGTATTTCTGTTAATGGTCTTGAGTCTGTTATTTTTCTCCGCAATATGGATGTAATTGAGATGACTCAAACTATCGGAAGAGTTCTTCGCACTGCTCCTAATAAAACCTACGGACTTTGTGTTGTTCCTGTTTATTCGCAGGTTGGTATTGCTACGGAGAAACGTATGCAGAATGTTGTTGATACTATCTTTGGGAAAGGTGAGATGCTTGATAGTGTAGTCAAACGATAGATATATGGGGGCATCAGCAGTATGTCTGGGGAGATAATTTGCTGTGTAAGTCCTCTTATAAATACTATTGTCATACCCCAGACATACAATGAAAGAATATTACACTTACGCATATTTGCGTGAAGACGGAACTCCTTACTATGTTGGTAAAGGAACGGGTAGGAGAGCGTATGTTAAACATAGAAGAGGAAAAGGAAACTTTGTTCCTGTCCCAGAAGAAAATAGAATACTAATACTAAAAACTTTTAATGATGAAGAGAGTGCTTATAGGCACGAAGAATATATGATATTTCACTATGGAAAAGAGAAGGATGGGGGCATCCTTATCAACTTGTGTGAAGGAGGAAAAACAAAAGCAATCTTTACCGAAGAAGAGAGAAAGCAACGCCGTAAAGAATCCTCAGCAAAGTATTACAGAAATAATAAAGAAAAGTGTGCTGCTGCTTCTAATAAGTGGAGAAACGAAAATAGAGACAAAGTAAATGAAAGATATAAAGAAAAATATACAGAAAACCCCGAAAAGTATAGAGAAAAAAGAAGAAGAAATTATGACCCACAAAAACGCAAGGAATACTATTTGAGAATGAGGACTCAGACCCGTCTAGAAGGCACCTAAAATGCTTTTGGGGGTGTATGTGTGCTATAATGTCTATCAGCACTGCCAAGTCCGTTCAGGCAGTCGTTGACACCGTGTTCAAGCAGGGTGAACCTTCCATCTCTGTCGTCCGTCGTTGAGGTCATTATGAAAAAACTATCACCATTTGAAAAAGCAACAGAAAGATATCAGAATGCTCAAAAAATGATGTTTGTGAAAGAACAATTAAAAAAAGAATTACCTCCTCGTGGTAGTGCTGCTTATAGATATTTTTCTGATCCAGATAAAAATCCACCATCATATTATAGTCTTGTAGAAAGTATTGATAATATGTCTCTCGAAGAATGTAAAAATCATCCCGCTTGGAACTGGTATTCAAATGTAGGTTGGGTGTAAAATGAAAACCACTATTGATTTGGTTCAGGAACTTCGTTCTCTTCCTGATGCCATTTACCAAAATTTCTGCAATCAGGCAAAGATGGTGGCACTGGAGTACCCTTCTGCACATGGAATTGACTGTTTTGCCCGTGGTGAAACAATAGAATATGGGTTCATTGACATCGTAGGGCAGTATATTGACCTGAAACCTAACAAGAAAGAAGATTTCAACGATCCTGATAGTACGTACTATCTAGAGCACCTGACCGACGTGAAAACGCAAGGAAATGGGTTTTTACCACGTAAGGACAAGAAAGCTCTGTTTTATTCTAAACAATGGGACATTAAAAAGACTGCTAGTGGTGCATCACAATTTGAATCTAAGGCACATTCATACATTTTGATTGATCCGATTTGTGCTCGCATTGCAGTGGTAGATACTAGTGTTTTCTATCACAAACCATTTCGCAATAACTCTGCACGTATTTCATTCAGTGTAAAACCACAGGATGTTTATATGATCTATGATGGTATTAGCAGTGTGATTGATGCTTCGATTGTTCCCGATCCTAATGCAATCTATCGTGAAATTTGGAAGAAGGCAGGAGATAAACTAGAAGCACTGACCACCTGCTGAACTGGTACACTGCCTTCCTACACCACTCCAACTCTGCTATAATACTAAAGTAATCAAAGGAACACCACCATGAAGTGCAAAGTCAAACTCTACGTTGCTGGTCAAGTCTTTACTGAGACTGTTCACGCCCGTGATTATCAAGAAGCACGTCAAGTTGCATTGGCACGAAATCCCAATGCAAAAGTTATGAGTGTGAATGCTTCTTTTTTCTGATGAGTAATTTTCTTAAACCTCATATACCAAATCCAGGAATCCTCAATCCAAAGGTTGGGGATCCTTTTGGGTATGTGTCAAAGGACGGAATGTGGGCTGCTATTCCTTGGATAGGGAAAAAAGGGTTCTGTATTATACATAATGGTAGACA